AAAGAAGTAAATTTACCTATATTTGAAGAAGCAATTAGAAAAATTAAAGGAGATATAATATTAGACGGAGAAATTGTAATAGCTGCTGGAAAATTAGAAGATAGAACTAAAGTATCAGGAATGATTAATTCTGCTATTCATGGGGGTTGTATAGATGAATATTTATTAAATTATAATATATTTGATGCTATGATTTTAGATCATTGGGAAGCTTTAAAATGCCCTATAATTTATATTCATAGATTAAAAATGGTAAGATTATTTGTAGAACAAATAAATAGTTGTTTAATAGATGTAGCTTTTACTTTTAAAGCTATGAATAGAAAAAGTTTAGAAGCTAGATATGATATGTTTATAGAATTAGGATATGAAGGTCTTATATTAAAAGATGAAAATCATTTATATACTTTTAAAAGATCTAAAGACTGGATTAAACTTAAAGAAATAAAAACAACAGATCTTATTTGTTATGGAACTGAAGAAGGAGAAGGAAAATATAAAGGTATGATTGGTTCTTTAATTTGTAAAGGAGAAGTAGAAGGTAAAAATGTTATTGTTAAAGTAGGATCAGGATTAACTGATGAAGATAGAGATTTACCTTATGAAGCTTTTATAAATGAAGTAATAGAAGTTAAGTATAATTCACTTATTATAGATCAAGTAAGTAACTTATATAGTTTATTTCTTCCTCGCTTTGTCTGTATACGTTATGACAAATAAAAATCATCCATATTTGATCCGTGGACGCGATGAAATATTTTGGCTTAGGATACATCAAAAAATGTTTCAAAACGTGCACACGAATCAGGTTTGGAGATAATCGTATGAATTTTTGATATATTTATGGAGTAATATTATGAGCGAAAGTAAACTACAAACTAAAAGTATAAAATTACTACAATCTGCAGGATGGTATGTAATAAGAATTATAGCAGCTAGTAAAGCTGGAGTTCTTGATTTAGCATGTTGTGATCCTAAAGGATTATTTGTAGCTATAGAAATAAAATTTGGTAATAATAAAACTTCTAAATTACAAGACTATAATATAGAACAAATACAACAAAGAAAAGGTTTTACTTATGTAGTTTATGATACTGATAGAATAAAAGAAATTATTTATATTCATTCAGTACAAGAAAAAGTATAGTATATTAAAGCTCTTTCTATACATTGTGGATATTCAGCAGTTTCCATATAATCTGCTACACATAAATCCATTTCAGCAGAAGGTTTAGCTCTTAGTGTTCTTTCTGTTTGCCCTGTCTCGCAATTGTTTAATAGCATCAGAGGCAGTAGATAAAATAGCATTAGCATTTTTCTTTGCTTGCTTACCATAAGCTTTAGCCTTTTCTTTATAATCTTTAGAACTAGTTGAACGCCATCGAAAGTATGCTATAAGCACACTCCCAATGACAGTCAACAAAGGAATAATAGTAACTAAGAAAGTAATCATGGTAATAGAGATAGTTTCTTAGTTGCTTTTATACGACCATATATAGCTAACATAGCTCCACCATTAACCATAAATGCAACTAAAGCATCTGATATTTCAACTTGTAAAGCTAAATCAATATTAGTACCAAAATATTTATTAATAAGTGGTGCAAGCATTACCATTAAAGCACCAATTACAGTTTTTGAAGTAAGAGCAAATTTTGAGTCTTCCATAAGTTTTCTCCTTATAAAACTATATTAATAGAAACCTGAAAATATTCTTTAGTTTTTTCAGGATCTGATTTACCAAGATTGGTATTATAATGATCTTTATGATATTGTGCCATACCTTCAGGATCATTAACTAAAGGTAAGGCTTGTTTGACACGTCTATAATGAACTCGTGCCATTGCTGTAGCATAATATAAATTACCTTTTAATTGTTCTGGTCTTAATATTCCAGATACCATAAATTTTGTAATAATATTAGCTAAATCTTCTCTATATTTTAAATAGTTCTCCCATATATCAAAATCAGTATTAGGTTCCATTTGATATAAACCTAATGCAGGACCATTATTATATTGTTTTAAAGCACTTAAATTACTTTCATTTAATGCAGTTCCTAATAATAATACTTCTGCTTGTTTTCCTCCCATATCTAAACAATTTATTACAGGACGAATAACAGAACTTAGAAAATGTTTTTTATTTATCATCCGCCATGCCCATCTCCACCTATAAAATGCTTAAAAGCTGCAAAAGTACTTCCTCCCCCTATACTTGCTGAAAATAAACCTATAAACCATGAACGAAACATCTCACTTTTACTAATACGTTTTTCATGGTTTTTTAATGTATCTTTAATTTCAATTAAAGTTTCAGACACACCTTCCATTATAGTATGTGTTGCAATAACTTTATCTCTAATTTCTTGGTCCATAATATTAACTATAATTTAAAAGTTTTAAATAATATCTTTTGTTAGTATTTGCTGTTTCATTAACTATAATTTCCTTTAAAATCCCCGTACATATTTATTCCATCATAATAAAATTCAATTTTATCTATTGCATTTGCTCCTGTGGAAAGAGTAGGTGCGCCCCCTGGAAATATATATACATTCCCATAAGTTAATGTACGGTTTCCAGTTGCATCTTGTTTAATAATTAAAGTATATACACAATCAGCTACTAAATTTGTTGGATTATCAAGTGTTCTATTACCTCCTAATGTAATAGTACATATTGGTTTAACTAAAGAATCCCATGAAATATTAGCAGCATCTATTAATATTCTAATATTAGAAATCTCAGCATCATATACAACTTGTTCATCCGTCAATTCTTGCCATGTAGGTTTTGTTGTAGCATCATTCCAAGTAATAGCATTATACGCAGTTTCAGTATTAGCTGTTAAACTACCTATATAATCAGCATTAGGAACTAATCTATTTGTCATCATTGCAACATCCATTTTATAATACCTTTCTTATTTCTATTTGTGTATAAACTTCAACTTCACCGAAACCAGTTGCTCGTCCGAAACCATCATCTGTTTGTGTTGAATCAGCTTCATGCTGTACTTCAATAACCTTTGTATCTGCTAAAGTAAATTTATCTATACCAACTGATATAGTAGTATTTCTACTGCCAGAATCACTTGTTGCTTGAGTACTTGTACCTGCCGCTATTAATACTGCATCTGTTACATTAAATAAATATGATTGATGTTCTTCAGTTCTATGTGCAGGAGCACTCCATGAAACTTCGTAATCCCCGGCTGGTAATGTAATCTGATTACTTGTAACTGATGCACCTGTTATTTCATTAATACGAATTGTATTCAAATCTCTAGTACGTTTAGCACCAGAAGTAAATGTGCCGCCATCTGTATCCGACGCTTTTTCATCTACGACAATCAGAAGTTTTTCTGTTAATATATCTAATATTGCTCTAGCTTCAGTAGGGGATAATGTGCCAGCATTGCCAGTATCTTTTCGTCCCACGAAAGTACTAGCTGCTATTGTCAAGGGTAAAGGTGTATCATCTGCAACTGCTAAAAGAATAGTTTGTGCATTAAAATCTGTCTCCATAACAGCACCAGCAGCATCAACATTTGCAGTATCTGTTACATCAGCTGCAGTTTCTATTCCAGCTAATTTAGTTTGTTCAGCATCTGAAAACTCATTTGTATTGGCATTATTTTCATAAGCTGTTTTTATTTCAGCATCTGTTTGATCTGCAGTAGCTGCAGTTTCTATTCCAGCTAATTTAGTTTGTTCAGCATCTGAAAACTCATTTGTATTGGCATTATTTTCATAAGCTGTTTTTATTTCAGCATCTGTTTGATCTGCAGTAGCTGCAGTTTCTATTCCAGCTAATTTTTCTATTCCAGCTAATTTAGTTTTTTCTGTATCAATAAAAGGATTATCATCCTGAGTAGCAACTTCAAAAGCTTCAACTTTATCTATTGTATTATTTAATATATATAAAGTTGCACCATGCTTTTTAAAGAATAAAGAAATTGCCGACGATCCTGTTGACACATCAACAGATATATTATCGAAAGAAGCTGTGCTGATATCCCATGCAACAGTTAAAGTATATTGAAATAGTTCACCTGTATCATTAGCTAAGACAAACATCTTCAAGCCATCATCCTTGAAGTATACATCACTCATTTCGATCATTTCTGATGTAGTAGAAAAGGATACAGAATCATAAGTAGCTGTACTAAGATCATATGCGATAGTTAAAGTATATGATTCGATAGAAGTAGTGGCACCTGCGTCATCAGCAATAAACAATTTCAAACCATCTTCTCTGAAAAACAGATCCCTAGCATTACTTATTTCTGCTCCAAAAGTAAGTTTCACAGCGTTATGAACAGCAGTTGTTAAATCAAATGCCACACTAAGATCATATTCAAACAAACCCGTAGTGCCACCAGATACAACAAACATTTTTAAACCATCAGGACTTAACCAAACACCTTGACCAAAAATTACTTGTGTAGCAGTAAAAGTTTGTCCTATATCAAAAGATGCTGATGATACATCCCATGCAATACTTAAAGTGTACCGAAAAACTTTTTTACTTGTAAAATCTATAATAAACATTTGTAGGCCGTCATCTCTTATGAAGATACCAGCAGGGACTGTTGATTGTGCTGATACATCAAAATCATTTTTAACAATGACATTACTTAATGTCCATGGTTCAGAAGCCAACCTATTTAAAGCATCAGAAACAAAAGTTCCAGTTACATCACTATCATTATCAACTTGAGAAGCATCATAATCCGAAGCCTCTGCAACAACCGCACCAGTTCTTGTGAATACTGAAGTTAATGTATTAACTTGTGCTCCTGCTTCTATACCAGTTAATTTATCAAATAATGTATCTGTAAAAGCTTTAACTTCAGCTTCGTATAAAGCTTTAATCTCGGCTCCCGTTTGATCAGCAGTAGCATTAGCTTCTATACCAGCTAATTTAGAACGTTCAGAAACAGTCATAAGTAATTTTACTATTCCTTCTGTTATATCATCAGAAGTATCAGTCGTTAAATTAAAATCACTATCTACAGCGTCTTCTAATACTTGACGTACTCGTGTAGCTGTTATATCTCTATTACCATTAGAAGTAATAAGAGCAGTAATTTGTGCTATTAATGCAGCTCTTGCTTTTGAAGCCATAATATTCTCCTATATATTGAAATCATCATTAAAATCATTATTAAAATCAGCAGCATTAAGAAATATTTGCTTTAAAATTGGGCTAAGTAATTGATCTAATATTACACTTTGTGTCATAAATCACCTATTTAATTAAAGCCAAATATAAAGATCCAGGAACTGTAATTAAAGCTCCAGCAACTGCTCCAATTCTATACTCCATAGCTGAAGTTAATTTAGACTCTCCAGCTTCTTCATCATCTATAGTATATCGTCTAACAACACCTATATTTGTATCACTTTCTTCATTACGTCTTTGAACAACTACTTCGCCAGTAAACTGTCCTCCAGTACTAACTATACGAGCTGTAAATTTATCATTTATTGAAAACCAATCTGTAAATTTTCCGGCCGCAATATCTGCTGCTGTAAGAGTTACTTCTTGAATATTATTTAGTGAGTGAGGCATTTTATTCTCCTGTTATGTTTTAGGTCTTGCTGCTTTAATAGCATCACGATCTGCTTTAACAGCAGCATTTCCTCGTTCAAGAATATCATCAATTAAATCATAAATACTTAACCAACCTTTTAATTTATAATCTTCTTGTCTAAGTTGTCTCCATGTTTTAGGTGGATTTATAAATGCTTGTAATTCAGGGTCATTATCAGGAATACTTTCTAATGCAAATTCTTGTTGTCTAGCAAAACTTCCTGTAATATTTCCATTTTGATTTCTACTTATATATCTCATAATTATTTACCTCTTATATCTTTCCAACCTAGTGTTGCTATTTTTGTTTGATCCATAGTACTAACATTAGCTCTAATACGAATTTGACCAAGTGTATTAGTCCTTACAAAAATTAAATGTGAATTTTTACCTGCTGAAGAAGCTCCATCTGTATCTGTTGTGATACTTCCTAAAGGAGCAGCAGTAACAGAAGCAATTTCATCATTTACATCAGGTGATGAAACATATAAAGTAACATCAACTGTAGCATCATTAGCAAAAATATTCATTCTAGCTTCAACTTTAATATCTTCTGGAACTGATAAAACATATAATATCGCAGTAGTTGATTGCGATCCAGTATCCACATCTAAAATTGGACTTTTCAATAAAAAATCATCTCCTAATTGTACAAAATTTATAATATTAGCAGAAGCATCAGTAATAATTGAACCAATTCTACGAAACTTTGTAAATCCTACTGGAATATTTGCTGCTATAACTGAAGTATCAAATCCTATATCTATAGAACTATCACTATCTTTTTCAATAATAAATACATGATAAGTAGTACTAGCAGCTATAGTACCAGAAAAAAGACCTCCAGCATCATCCCCTACAGCAAATGTAGCATCTAATTGTTTAGTTATTTCAGAAGTTAAAGTAAGACTTGAAGTATTTGTACTATCTATTGCAGAACCATTAGTAATATTTATATCATGAGCTGTATCAGTATCATTAGACAAAATAAGACCAGAGATTTGTGAGAAAACACCTGCAACACTAACAGGGAGAGCTAACCAAGCAGGAAGACCTGTACCATCAATAGTAAGAACAAATCCAACTGCACCTGCAGGCAATAAAATAGGTGCTCCTGTAGCATCAAAAGTAATTATATCTCCTGCAGTTGCATTAGCTAATTTAGCAATAGTTACTGCCCCATCAGCTAATTTAGCTGTAGTTATTGATCCATCAGCAAGTCCTCCAGAAGGAACTAATGAACTAAAATCATTTTCATAGAAATGAGTTTCATTATTAAATGAAGTATAATCATCACTAACAAAAGCTAAAGTATTATCTATATTAAAGAATATTGTTCCTACATTAGGACCGGGTGATACATGTCTTGCATAAGAATCAGTAATTGTTACACCTCTAACATCTTTAGTATGTAAAGGAAATTTCCAACCATCTGCAGCAGTAAGCCCAATAAATAATAATCTAGTAAAATAAGCTGATCTAGTAATATCAGTAACTAATGCTGTACTTGTAATATCAATAGCGGTTAAAGTAGTTTGATCTGTACGCATTGTAAAGTCCATACCCATTACAAATTGTGCAGCTTCATCAATTTCAGCACCTGTATCAAATAAGAATAAAGGACCAACACCACCAGTATGATTAATGATAGTATTTTGTATACCATCACCTCTGACTATAACCATATCTGCTGCAGTCATATCTAATGATACATTTACATTATAAATACCTTCAGGAAAATAAAGAATTGCTTTCAATCTGGTATTAACTGCAGCAACAGCTAGTAATAAAGCAGCAGTATCATCTACTATACCATCTCCTACTGCACCAAAATGTTTAACATTTATAATTTTATCATCTGTAAATCTTCTCCATGCACCTAGTGCTGTAACTACACCACTAGCAAATATATGACCACCATCTGCTGATGCAGGAGCTAAGGTAGGATCAAAATAAAATATTCCTCCACCTTCATCACCTAATAGACTATACCCTTCAACTAATACAGTAGAATGAAGAGTAGGATCTACATATTCACTAACTGTAGGATCAAGAGCAGTAGTATTATTAGCAAATATAGAAACATCTGTAATAACTTTAGAAATACTGATACTTTGTAAATCTAAAGTTACACCTCCTCTATTTTGTTGAACATTACCTTTTCCTAAACGAAGATCTTGTTCTACAGCTAATTCTTTAGTTATAACTCTTGTTGTCATTATTATCTCCTTATTTATAGAGTATTATATCATCACCAATTTGATAACCTAAATAACCTTTTTTTAATAATTCTTTTCTAACATTAAAATCATCTTCTTTTAATCTAGATACAGTAGCTGTTTTACCTAATAAAATAGTTAATATATCTTCTTTAGCTATTCTATATCCATGTACTTTTCTTTCTTTAACTCTTTGAGTTGCTGAAGTTAGTTTTTTAACTGCTTTTGATCTACTTGTATTATATTGAAATCCTGAACCAAAAGAACCTATTTTTTCAGTAACTTCTTTTCCTAATTTAGAAACTCCAAATATAGTTTCTACAGGAATACTAGATATATCTAAACCTTCTTTAATATTTTGTATCTGAATATCTCTTAAATCTTGACCTATACGACTAGTCATAAGTTCATCAGTACTTTTAAAATCTAATATTCCCATTAACTCTTTAATAGCTTTATCATCTAAAGGTTTTTCTAGAACTCTTATTAATGTAGTTCCTAAAGTAACTTCTTTAGCTTTTCTAGTACCTATAAAAGAAAAAGCCCTTTGAAATATATTAGAACTCATTGCGACTCTCATTCTATATGCTAAATCTGTTCCTATTCCTGAAGATACTCCTGTTGTTGTTGGTCCTCCTCTTAATCCTGCTAAAACTGGATCAATAGTATATACTTTACCCATTTGATTAACTAATTGTTTTATATTTTTAGCTTGTGAAGATTTAAATTTTTGTCTTGAAATCTCTTCAGATAATGTAACAAAATTTATACCTAGAATTTCATTAGTAATAGGATCTTTAATAGCATGTCTACCTATTAAATTATTAGCAACTTCTACTTCTATAGCTTCTGCAGCCCAAGGTATTCTTTTTATTACTCTTTCATATACCTTATCTCCAGTACTTAAATAATCTATAAATATTTTACTTTGTTCTTCTTTATTAGCTCTACGTAATTTTAAAGCACTAACTAGAATATCCTCTTTATTTGCAAACATATCTTCTCTAATATTAAGAGATATTTTATATCCTTCATGCCAACTAGTTAATAGTTCATTAGATTCTCTTTTTACAACATCAGCTATTTTTCTGTCTAAATTTCTTATTGATGCTTTTACAGCACTTTTTTGACCTTCTGCTAATTCTTCTTTTCTTAAAAAATCTGCTATTACTGTTCTAGTATCTGCTAAATCTTTAATAGTAGTTTTACCTGTTAATTTATCTACAGGTATACGAGCTAAAAATTCTTTTATAATTCTATCTTTAATAGGATTTTCTATGTTAATTTTTAATGCTCTATTTAATGGACCTATAATTGATAAATTATAATTAAATTTAATGCCTAAAGGTATTAAATTTGGTCCAATATCTCCTATTATTTTTTTTGTACTTGCATAAGAAGCCTCTGAGTCTGTAATATAAGTATCTAATTTCTTTTGAAATTCTGTTACTGCTGAAGGATCTCTTAATTGATTCATCTCTCTTTTAAGTTCTTTAGCTCTTTTACTAGCTTCGTCAGCCATTACATTAGCTGCTTTCATATTTTGACTACCAGCTAATAATACAAGAGGTGAAATTCTTCCTGTTCTTGCAGGTTCTCCAGTTTGAGATAGAATTCTAATTTTATCATCAACAGAAATTTTAGTTATATTATTTATTTTCATATAAGTTGTAAATATTTGATCTGCTTGTTTTTCTGTAATATTCATCATATTAATCATTATAGGAACAGATCTATTAGCTTGAAGTTTACTTATAGCTCCTTTACCTATATTAAATATACTTTTAGTTGTTCCAATACCTGCTTTTAATATTCCTGCGCCACCAATAGTAAATAATACATCAGTAAATGCAGCATCTGCCATTTGATTAATAACTCTTAATTCATCTATATCTTCTTTAAGTTCTAAAGAGTTAAAAATTATATCTGCAGCACGACCTGTTCCTGCCCCAGTAGCACCACCAATTAAAATTGATGCTCCAAATACTCCTAATTTAGCTAATGCTGTAGGAGGTGTAGCAGCAGGAATAAATTGAGAAGCTAGTTTTGTTCCTATCGCTAAACCTCCAAATGCTCCTCCTACTGCACCTACTGTTTCAAATTTAGCAGCAGAAATAGATTGCCATAAACTAGGAGTTAAAATATCAAATATTTTAGGATCATTAGGATTTTGTATAACTAATTCTGCATTAGGAATAGCTATATTAAATAAAGGATCTTCTGGTCCTATAAATTGTTGCTTTTCAGTACCTATATTTAATACTTTACGAATTTCAAGATCAGGAAGTAATCTTTGTAAACCTATTAAAACATTTTGAGTTACATCAGCACTATCTTGTGCCATTTCTATTCTAGAAATAGGATCTCCAAGTAAAGCTTGACCTAATTTAATAGGTTGATATTTAATATGAATATTTTCAAGTTTAGCAACTATCTCAACAGGATCTAATGGTCTATCTGGTAATATAAAACGAGTAAAAAACTCTCTTTGTACAGGATTTAAACTACTTAAAAGTTCTGACTCAGGATTATCTAATTCATTTAATATTAATTCTTTATTCTCTTCAGTTTTTACAGGTGTAAAAGTTTCTTCAGAAACTAATTGAGTATCAAATTCATCAGGTCTAAGAGGAGTAGATACTTCAATAGGTTCTAAAGGTTCAATTAATTGTTTTTTAGTAATAGAAGGTATTTGTACTGAAAGTGACTCTACTGCAGATGAAGCTTCTAAAGAATCAATACCTTGATTAACCATAGAATTTATAATATCGTTTGGATTTAGTCCATCATCCAAAGCTTGCTGTACTGCTTGTGTATTTATATCAGCCATTAAAATGCACCTTCATTAGTATTTTGAGGTAGTTTTAATTCTTGACTTAAAGGTTGTCCTGTATTATCAGTAGGTCTACCTGCAACTATTCTTTCTTGAACTGATCCACCTTCAATAAGAGAAGCAGTATTTTCTAATATAGTTCCTATTTCTTTAGAATATCTAGTTTTCATAGTTTGTAAAGATAATCCAGCTATTTTAAAGAAACCAGCAGGATTAACAGCTAATAAAGATTGACCTATATTACCTGATAATACTGTTTCTATCATAAGTTGATTTTTTTCATCTTCATCATTAAAAGCAGTAGGTATAACTTTTACGTCAACTTTTGTAAATGCTACTTCAGTATCTTTTTCAGGAATAGGAGCAATAATTAAATTACCTTCATCATCAATTAAATTTTCATTTGTAGCAGGATCTTTTACTTCTTCGAACAAAAATTGTACTTCAGGTTGACCAGTTAAAGGATCTATTTCTCCTGTAAGAACAGTCATAGGTTTATTAATTTCTGCCCATCTAAATCCAGTAAGTTCATCTGCAATTCTTAAAACTTGATGAGCAGTATAATATTGACGAACTAAATTAATAACATCTTGACCAAGTAATTTATAATATTGTTGTATTCTTTTTGTTAAATATCTTAAAGCTAATATAGTAGCATTTTGTTGAAGTTTAACTTTTCTTCCACTATCAGAAGCAAAAGCTAATCCAAGAAAACTATCATTTATTCCTAAAACTCTTTGTATACGATCTAAACCTTTATCAATAATAGTATATTGGTCTAAAATATCTTTAGACATACTTTCAACTTTAATTCCTGCTAAACTAGTAACTTCAATAACACCATTAATTCTATTAACCATGTTAGAAAATTTACTTATATCTTCTACTGCAGTAGTTTCTACGAAAACTTTTTCTGTATTTACTAATAATTGAAGTTTAATAACAGCTTGGTTAATAGCTTTCTGAGATTCTTTAACCTCTCTAAATACACCATAATATTCTGAACGATCTGATGTATGAATACGTTGTACTCTATAAGGATTTTTAACATCTTTATGGCTTACTTCTTGTCTACTAATTTCTATATCTCCAGACCAATGTATAGACCATGTTTTTTCATCTTCATCAGTAATAATAGTATGACATATTAAATAATTATTAAATATTCTAAAATGACCACTAAACTGTCCTGAAGAAGAAGTTCTAAAATCATTTCCATTTAAAAAATGTCTTCCGCTACTATGTTGAAAATCAAATTCAGCTTCTTCTACCTGTAAAAAATTATCGTAAGCTGTAAGCTTAGCTAAAATTTCTTCTCCGTATAAAGTTCTAACTACATCTTCAGGAAGCCATTTAAATCTATGAATATATCTACCGTCTGAATAATCATCTTTTACACTCATAGGATCAAGAACAATTTCAGAAGAAGGAATATAATCTATTGTTACTTTTCTTATAGGACGACCAAACTGATCTTTTTCTCCTGTTTCTATTACATCTATAAAAGAAACTATTATTCCATTTATTATAGCTGATAATTTTAATTTATCTCCTAAAGATTCAAGATCATTATCTTCAAAAATATTATCGACAACATCATTTAGTAAAGAAGCAATTTCTATATCTTCTCGTTGAGTAGGAAAAACTGTAACAGTATTAATAACTGTTGAATAATAACCTACCATCATTCGAGAGAATAATTTTATAACATTAAAAGTTTCTTTTGGTTGACCTCTAGCTTCTAAAATATTCTCTTGTTCAATAGTATACTGACGATTATGAAACATATTCCAGATCTCTTCAGCTTCAACTCTAGATCCAAAAAAGGTATCATAACCTATTTTAAAAGTATCTTTTAATGTTTCAATATCAGCTTTCATAATTATTTCTCAAGAGTAAAGATACGTTCTGATGCAGGAGTAACTTGCAATTCAATTTGCCCAGTACTCTCTTCATCTTCTCCAGTAAGTAAAAATCCTTGTATAGCATTTAATCTACTATCAATACCACTTATTAAATTATCCACATCTTCTACTGATGTTCCAACTCTAAATTTGACTACATCAGGATCTTCAAGATTTAATACAGTATCTATATCTGATCTTAATGTTTGTAAACTTACTTTAAATTGCTCTAATACTGGACCTAATTGTTGTTTAAGATCTCCAAATGCTTCTCTAAAAGATTGTATTTCAACTTTAGTTAAAGCAGTACCAAATAAAACATGCCTAATTACATTTCTATATGCTCCATAAGCAGTTCTTCCTTTAAGTCCTCCCACATTATCAGAGAAATATTTTCTTACATTTATAAATGCACTATCAATAAAACCAGTAGATTTTGCTTTTAATTCAGTAGAAGCTATATTACCTAAAGAAACTAGTTTATTTAATGCAATTATTCTTTTTTCATTCGCTGAACTAATAGCAAGTTGTTTATCTATTGCTATCATTTCAGAAACTAATATACTACCTTTTCTTCTTTGTTTAGGATCTTTAGGATCTAATTGATCTAATTGATCTCTAATTTCTGCGGTTGCTCCAGCTTTTCTTTCAAATACTCTAGGTCTTTGTGCTTTTGCAGAAGGAATTAATCCTGCTTCTCTACCTACTGTAGCAGCACTTATAACAACTTGTCTTTGCTCATCTGTCATTTCTGATAAAGCTACTGCAGTTTGAAAAGCTTGTGTAGTGTTAGCTCCTGCAACTTTAGACCCTCTTAATATATTTGTAATATCAGCTTCAGTTTTTCTAATTTTAACTTTTCTTTCTAATTTAGTTAGTTCAGCATCTTCTAATCTTTCAAATAAACCAGTAGCTGTAAATGCAGGAAGTAAATCAATAATTTCTGTTTGTCCTGCACTATTAGTAGTTTTTATATATCTTTTTACACTTTCTTCTTCAGCAAATAAATCAGGATCTATAATACCTCTTTGTATTGCTTGATCTATAAGTATTTTATCATTAACCAAATCTATTTTTTGGAATGAAACAATTTCTGGTCCTCCTGCAGCTTCTGCTTTCCTTATTCTAGGATTATTCCTAAACAAATCATTTAAAAATCTAGGATCTCCAGTTTTTAAATAAGGTTTATAAGCTTGAAATGAAGTTTCTTTATCTAATGCACTTCTAGTAGTACGTAATTCTTCTGACATTATTTCAAATTTTAAATCGTTTAATTCTTCTTGTGTTTCAAATTGAGCTTCAGCACGTTCTTCTCTACTTGATCTACGTTCTTCTTCTCTACGATCTTGTTCTGCTTTATTACGAGTAGTAATAATAGCTCGTGTTGTTTCACCAGCAACTGCTTGTCTTCTTAATCTATTAGATAATGTAAATGCGTCTGCCATCTTTATTGCCTATGATATAATATCTGGTTTACGTCCTGGTATAGGTATTCTATTAGGATCAAAAGTACGTCCGAAATCTTCAACTCCAGAACCTCCAAAACCTCCTGCAAAAATACCTCCAAGATCTTCAATAGCTGCTCCAAATTCTCCTTGTATAACTCCAGCAGATGTTGCAGCAGTTGCAGCAGCTTCAGTTGCTCCAGTTGCAAAACCTAGAAGAACATTAGCTTTGGCTCTTAAAGCATTAGTAACTCCTTGTTGGATAGGTAGTTTTTGACCTATACCTAAAGCTAAAAATTTAGATGTTGCTTCAGCAACTTTAAATGGTGCATCTGTTCTAATTTGTGCTCTACCTTTAGCTCTTTGAGCTTCTAAAAGTATATCAGTAGATATTTCTATACCACTACCAGAAATACCTCTTTGTGCAAATTCTGCTCCTAATCTTTGTCTTGTTATTTGAAATTCTTTTTGCAAATTCTGTAATCCTAAAGCAACAAATCTTTCAGGTGTTAAACTAGAAAAGAAACTTGATAAATTATCTTCTATACCTCCATATATAGACTCCCAATCAGATAAAAATTCTTTAGCAACATCCACACCTTCTTTTGCTGCTTTTAATGCTCTTGCTCTATCTGCAGCTGCCGCTGCAGAAGCAGCTTCTGAAGCTCCTGCTGCTTGAGATGATTCTATACCTGCTCCTACTGCACCACCAATAGCTGCACCTACAGGACCTCCAACTACTCCTCCTAATGCACTACCTATTGAACTAAATATTCCCATATTAAACCTCTATAATATCAGCATTTCTTAATGCAGTTAAAATTTCATTTATTTTAGAAGCATTATTATCAACACCATCATCAACTGTAATAGCCTCACTTTGAACATAACCAACACTTGGATTTGCTTTAATATACGATGTATCGGTTATTGCTGATTGTTCTTCATTATTACTACTATTTTCATTTAAAAAACCAACATCAATTATATCTCTATCATTTTGTAAATTAAATTCTTCACTATATCTTTTAATATTATCAAAAACTTGTCCTGCAAAAGTTTGAGCAGATACTGCATTAGATATTCCTGCTGCTTCTGAACTTCCTATAAATCCTTGTTGTCCTCTATTTCCAAAAGCAATATCTAAATTTTCAAGTAATTGTAATAAAAATCTACGAAGAATCAAAGGATCATCAACATTAGGTGGAACTTCCATGAATGTTACATTATCTGCCATTTTGTCTCCCGTATACTTTATTCTCCCATTCAAATATAATGCCAGTTCCTGTAACTTCTAATTGAAGAGAATAACCTCTATGTTGTTCATGAAGTACTTTAATTTCTCTAGTATCTTTTAGACCACTAAAATCAACTTCTTGAGCTAAATCATTATCAATAAATACTTTTATATTAATATCACCTTCACAATGAACATAAATATTTTTATATATTTTATGTTCTGAATAACCATCCTCTATAAATTTTTGACTTTTATAACTTATAATTTCATTATCAGGTTCTGTAAATAATGTATGTAGAGTTCCATTTTCTATTCCATATAAAATATCTTCAGCAATAAATACTTTTTCTGTACCAAGTTTAAATCTTTTAAAAACTAAATCTAATCTAGCATCAAGAGCTATTATACTATCTCCTACTTCTTGAAGATAATAAACTTCATCATGTACTACTGCATTTACAGGATTAAGATTAACTTTACCTAATTTATCTTTAGATTTTACTTCTACTCTACCTCCATTAGATCCACATATACCATCATTTGAAACCCAAAGTAAAGTATCAGAAATAGAAGCTATACTATCATGATTTTTACAACCTTGATCTCTTGATAAAATAAATCTTGTAAATACTGAACTATCTGTCCCAGAAACAATCCAAGTTTTAAATTCATCAAAAATTAATAATCCATTAGGAGTTACACCAATTCCTGTAATATCTCTTTGAAAATCAATAAAATTAAGGTTAGGCCAAATATTAGGTTTATCTATATTTGTAAAATGTAATCTACGTCCTACTACTCCAAAGAAAATAGAATTATTCTCAATTAAAAATCTTAATCCATCTGGTGCTGGTCCTGTATTTAAAGTTTCTAAAATATCTCCAGGTATTTCTGTATCACCTAAAGAATCAGTAAAAGTTGTAGTAGCATTAGTTATAGTAGCAACTAGAGATATCTCTGTTAAATTTCCACCAATACGATAAATTTTCTTCTCATCAACTTGAGGATCTGAAGATACTTCTAATGCAGTTAAATCAATTTCTCCACCTAAATCTACAACTATATCATCACTTAAAGGAGCTGATCCACTTTCTGTTCTATCTGAAGAATTAAAAAATGTGTATGTATATTGATATGTTCCTATAGGATGTTGTTCAAATGTTGATGGAGCTTCTTGATTTCCAGATATATCTAAAATATTGTCAACTAAAGTTCCTGTAGGAGTAACAATTGTTCCAACTAAAAAGAATACTCCTTGGAAACGTCTATATACTTCTAATTTGTTATCAAAATTCTCTACTTCTTTTATAGTAATATCGGTATCATTAGCTAATTTAGTTTTTATAGTTTTTGTAAAAGTTTTAGAGAAAATACCACTAGCTGTTACATTAACTAATTTATATTCAATTAAAGAATTTAAAGGTAATGCACCATTAACTAATGTTGTATTAAATCCTGTAGGTGCTACAGGAGCACTTTCTTTTATTGCTACAGTAGATTTAGTAGTTGGAACTTCAATTCCTAATCTAAAATTAGTTATTCCATCTAATGTCTTTTTAGGAAAAGAAGAAGGTTCACTAAAATATAATCTTTTATCATATTCTACATAATGTCTTTCATCATTAGAACTAACAAATAATCCTTGTTCAATAAAAAAGAAAGGAAAAAGACCGACAGTTATAGCAGTATCAGTTTTCTTTTTAACTGGAGTCATAGAACCTTTAAAATTATCAATATTCTCATATATAACTGCTTCATTAGATCCAATTAAATGAGGATCTAATCTTGTACTTAACCCACCTGAAAACGCTCTATTTTTCATACGAAACCTTGATAATCTGTATGATGATCTCCTATACTATAACCCATAGCAGCATCTTTTTTAGCTTTAAATATTTTAGCAGCATACATACTTAAATATTTTTCACTCATTCTATTATCCATTGTATCTTGATCTGCAGCAAAAGCCATATGAATAGTATAATATTTTAAAGCTATATCAAAATTACTATCTATCTCAATAATTGAATTAATATCAGTTAACTCACCTGGTTTCCGATCAAAAAATACTTTAATAACTCCTCTATCATCTGCATTTGCAGCTACACCAAATGGAGGAACTATAAAACCATCTTCTTTTGCACTATCATCAACATTAGCAATTACACCAAAAGGATTACCTGTACTAACTGTACCTATTGTTAAAAGAACACCTAAAGTATTAGGATTAAAAGTATAAGGTGTTTTAGTTATATCTCTTAATATAGGATATATAGTAGCATTACGTCTATCTTGTAAATCGAATATTAATGCTAAAGGATCTGGACCTTCGTCACATTCCCAAAACCTAGAAGGATGATGTTCTTCATGTTGACCATCTAAATCTTGATGTGTCAAGAATGAAATTTTAGTTCCATTATATAAAACACGAGTAGGTAGAAAAACTTCATTAGGAAGTAAAAGAAATCTTACGTCATCATCTATAAAAAATTCTATATCTCCTTTTAAAAGTTTATTACTAATTACTGCTTCTTTATAACCTTCATTTAAAAAACGAATTAGTTGTTCAGTCGTCCAACGAGCTGATGGAAGTGCATCTGCTAGTAAGTCTCTAGCACCTTCTAATATATCTTCTATACGAGTAGGCATTTATTTCTTTCTAGATTTACCTGCTTTGCGTAATGCAATAGCTATTGCTTGTTTTCTAGGTTTACCTGCTTTAATCTCTGTTTTTATATTTTTAGATATTACTTTTTTAGATTTACCTTTTTTAAGAGGCATATTATTTTTTCCTTTTATGACCACTTTTACCTTTTGCTTTGATTTTAGCTTTTGCAGCTCTACCTTTAGCCTTAGCTTTATTTAATGTTTTAAGTCCAGCTTTAATTTTAGTTTTACTTTTTGTTTTAAATGCTTTTACTATATTTCTTTTATTCTTTGCTTTTTCTTTAGGTGTATGATCGGGCATTATTTTATCCTTTATAATTAAACTATTAATCTCTATGTAGTAATTCCATATCTTTTATATTTAAACAATAAGCTTCAGCAACAGGTCGTAATTTTATTGTATCAACATAACCATTACATGTATCGCTACCAGGCATAATATCACGAAGACGACCAATTACTATATCTCCATTATGATCTATTGCTTTAACATAATCTCCATCTTTTGCTTCTTTTCCGTCTTTAAAATGTGGCATTATTTTATCCTTTTAATCAGGGAAATGGATTAGGCTAATTAAAGCCTAATCCTAATTTCCACAAGGTTAGATGATCTAGATAATTGAAGTTAGATCACCAATAGCAAGATCCCATTCAGTATATTCAACAACTGCTACTAATTTGCCTTGGGTGACATCACCTGACAAATTAATAGTTACAGTTTGTCCAGTACCTGTATTGAGATTAATATCATTTGACGCAACGACTGCAACAACATCTACAGCGCCGGCTGAAATAAGTTCAGACCCACCTGCAAATCCCATATCAGCAGTAACTGCCGCATCGAATGCTTCGAGAACGTCAAGAAAAGAATCAGTAATGATTGCATCTTCTGGTAGATTAAACAATTGATAAACATCTGCCGTAAGAGGAATATCTGAAAAATCTAGTACAGCAGTTGCTACACTCTTGGACTTCTTTTGACTATGTTTTCTATCACGAGTTAAATTTACGTCAGCCATAATTTAGTCCTCCTTACTGAACTTCTAGATCAACAGCAACTACACCCCAGTCCATATTGGCGACTTTGGCTTCAGTATAATCTGTATCTTCAGAAGTCATATTTGTTTTTTTGATTTCATACCAAACTTCTAAAGCACTTTCAGAAGTAATATCAAAGTCCATAGACTCTTTAAAGTGATATTCAGGCATTTTACCAAAAGCCATTTGAACTGCTCCTGCTCCCATAACTAAACCACGAGAATGTAGATCTCCTGATAAAAGATCAAAACCTACTTGACCAGTCCAAGGGGCAGTTGTCGGATCAACACCGTCATATTGACGTAGACCTGATATTTCAACATCACTTTCTTCCAAATTAAATCCAGCAGTTGTGCCATCAGTAACTCCAAAGAAAGTATCTGCTTCAACAATCATCAATTGACCAATTTGAGCAAGAACACCTTTAATCAAACGGTTATTATTTCCACGTACATCTGCGGATCTCATAATAGTTTGAAAAGCGGCATCTTGTTTCAAAACATTAGCCATATGGGTATCAAGAACAAGCAACCAGATTTTACGACCATCATCCATTTTAAAAGGGTCCAAAGGACGTCTTTTAGTAGCTCCAGCTTGGAAACCATTAGATGTTTTAATCGTTCTCTCAATATCTAGTAATGAATTATAAGTAAATGTAGATCCTAGATCAATAATATGAGATGGTGCTTGACCAAGATTACCTTGACCAGCATCAAATACAGATTGATCTTTCCACCTTACAAATAAATCTGCAAGTTTACTTCGAGAATCAAGATGCTCATTAATAGTAAGATCTCCAATATTCACACCGTCAAAAGTATCTCCATTGTCAACAGGAAAACGGAAACGATCAACAGTGATTTTATCAGAGAACTTTTTCTTTTGTTCACCTTTACCAAAGGCAGTATTTTTACCTCTAATGGCTCGATTTACGATATTACCACTAAAGTCAAATACTACTGTATGGCCTTCAGATGCGTTTGTATCATTACGTTGATACACAATAGCGTCCTTTGTGAGACCCGTAAAAGGACTCCAAAAGGATTTGGAAGCGGCTTGGAGAAGACCTTCTCTAACCCATTTCCTACGCTCTAGGTCTGACCCTAGTGCTACTAATGCTGTAGGCATTTTCTAGCTCCTTTCAATAGTTAAAATCTAAATTAATAGACTTCTGTTTCATATTGTGCTTCATCACCTAATTCAACACTTTTTGTGCCAGGTTCTGAACCACCCCCAACATCACTTAAGTTGGGTTGACCATTTTCGAGGTTATCTTTCTGAATTACCTTGCCCTGAGATAAGTATATTTTCACATCTTCTAAAAATTGTTCAAATGTTACTTCTCCAGCTTCAAGCCTCTGTTTATACCTCGGAGGTATATCGTTA